TTCATGAGCGTCTCGTGGGCTCGGAGATGTGTATAAGAGACAGCATATATATATATGCAGAATCAAAGGTTACCTAGGTTACCCGGTTACCTTTTGGACGAATTGTTTATCAATCAAACACAATATCGTCCGTAATCTCAAAATTATCATTGCAATTCACGAATCCTTTTGGAATTTCGTCTACAATTTTCAAGAACACGCATTTAGTGACAATTCCATCCAGTTTCTTCGCCTTGGTCGGATAACCTCTGCTGTCGGTTTCCACAAGCCCCTTCTTAACAGCCCATGACAAGAATGCCTTTCTGGAGAATCTTCCAATTTTGCACAGATCATCAAACGCTGCGCTATAAATTATTGCGGTTGATGTCTTCTCTACCGGATCATTGTCAATAATTCCCCATCTTTCTGTTTTGATATCTGGGTCATCATCGAACTTAATTCCGTTCATAGCAATCTTGTCAACCACGAACCAGTAAGCACGTTCATTTTCAGACACCATTTCTTTCTCTGTCAGGAGACTCTTTGCAGTTTCAATGTCAATGTACTGACCATCATGGAATAGCCGATCTGTTGCAATCTTATCTGCTGCCAGAATGATACTCATAGATATACTCTGCTTCTGCATCTTGTCATCGTCCTGTATAAGCCCCTGATAGTGCTTTTGCAGGGCTTTTATATCATCAATGGACATTTCCTTGACTACATTCACAAAGTCGATTCCTGCATATCCGTAGTTCTTTTTAAGGGTATCTGCGGTAAGCTGTGGATCATCAAATATCTTTTCGGAACACTCGACCTCAATAATTCGGTTAATTGCTCCGCCTTGGCTGACGTATCCAGCAAGCGGACGCTCACCATTGGTCAGAATGCAGTTCTGCCAGCGGTTCTCCCGGCTCACGCCCAGTTCTTTGTTAGAACGACTCTTTCCTTTGCCGGAACACAGGTCGTACACTATGCCCTCGAAGTTATCCCTGATCTTGGCAGATACCTTGGAAGTATCATCCAGAATTAGTGGAAGATTGTTGAGCATATCAGACTTTGCCTCCAAAGCCACATCTGTTGTCTTAAAATCTCCTATATACCTTGATTCGCCTGGATTCGCCCAGACAGAAGCCCCTAACATAAGTGTTACGGTCTTGCCACCCTCAGTTTCTCCCCATAGGTCCACAAAAAATGGAAGGGCACCAACAAGCTTAATCAGAATACTGGCGAAGCTTGCAGCTAACATGATTTTGGGCTCTATTCTTCCAGTAGCACGAACCTTCTTCACGTGTTCATACCATTCTGTTCTGCTGCCACCTACACTAATACTTTCATACAGTTGTCGGAACCTCATATCTCCATCAAATACAACGTCCTTGTCGTAAGGAAGAAAATAGTCCCTGATCCAACCAATTTTACTGGAAGAATACTGAATATTGATATAATCGTCATTTGCATTCTCAACATCTGACAGATACCGCACAAGAAACTTTGCATTCTCTGAAGTTACTGAAATCCCAAGCGCAGATAAGCCAACGATTTTAGTAGATGATGCAACCATGGTTTTCGGTACAATAACCTCGGACCATTTATTATTTCTCTTATAGATTAGCTTTATCTGTTCTTCTCCAGTCTCCAGATTCTTCATTCGTTCAATCGGAAGAATAGGATGATAGCAAGCTATAATATCAGGCGATCCTGGATTAGTATTTGATATTCTGATTCCATCATCGTCCGCCACCCAGTTAAGACACTTCATTCTGTCATATTCACAATCAGAGAAATTAGTCCACTGGTCCAGCATAGACAACGTCCTATTACTTTTCTCTTTCTCAATCATCTGCTTCTGTACTTTTGTGTAAGCTTTAAGCAAATCTTCAAATTTTTTCTTTACGCCAAGCTCCTTGGCCCTGTCCAGAAGAGTCAGCGTAAGACGTGCCTTGCGTATCTCGTCTTCCTGGCTGAATATCTCACCAAACACTTCTTCGTCCAGAATAGAATCCTTCGTGAGCTTGTTTATCATTTCCACTTTTAATCACCTTCTTCCAGCCCTGTTATAAATCCATGGTGATATAGCGCAAGTTGCAACCTGTTCCATGCTTCACACCATCCGTCAGACAATGGTTTCACCCTGTCAAGGATAGCCCTGTAGAAATCTATATCAGACAGGCATTCTTGCAGCTCAACCTTTTTCTTCTGTTCTTCCTTTTGCCTCATTTCCATCTGCTTCTGATGGTGATATATTGCCATTCTGGAAGAGAAATTTGGCTTCTGGTAAGTTCCCCCAAGTACGGTAAAAGCTGTCTTAAAATCGCAATTATCCATGTTCTGGACGAATGTAAATATGTCACCTGTTGCGCCACAACCGAAACAATAATAGCTGTCTTTGTAGATTTTCATGGATGCAGTACGGTCTTTCGGATGAAACGGGCACTGAACAAACCCTGCTCTGTTCGGAACCATACCATATCTACTCAGGACGTCTCTCATGCTATTCTGCTGCTTAATTGTTTCTTTATCCATTTAACAGAATCTCCAAAATTCTTTTGCCAGTGTCTTTCTTGTCGCAAAACAGAAATTCAACACCATACTTGCATTGCATCGTGCAAAGAATCTTATATAAGACATCTCCATGCATAACTTTCTGTTCCTGCTCCACCCAGACGCCATTCTCTTTAACTCTTTTCTTTGCCCGGGGATTCTCCCACCAGAGGACATCATCCAGCTTTTCAATCCCTTTTCCGTGCTCACACAGGAACACAAGTTTTATTCCTGCTTCGTTTGCCCGGATAATCTCAGCACGGAATCTTTCATGCTGCTGACACACATTTCCACACAATTCAGAGAGATTTTGCTTTCGGTCAACAACCAGTCGAGGGTTGTCATAATTCATGTAATCCCCGACGTAAAGCTTTGACACGAACCATTTCTCCCCTGCTGCATCAAATGCTTTCTTAATGCCATCAATAACTTTTTGATGTTCTCTACTGTCAATTTGTATCATGCGAACGGCATCTCCTCATCAATTCCATCTGGAATATTCATAAATCCGTCTGGGTCTGTTTCTGGATGCGGCGTCTCCGGCTTCTGCTGACTCTGATTAGAACCTTTGCTTTCACCAAACTCAATTTCTTCCACAACAATGTCTGTTGTGTACACCTTCTGTCCATCACGATTAGTGTAACTGCCAGTCTGGATTCTCCCGGATAAGTCCGCTTTCATTCCTTTAGAAAAATATTTCTCGATAAATTCTGCTGACCTTCCGAAAGCGATACAATTCAAAAAATCTGCTTTCTGATCGAAACCCTCTTTCACAAATCTTCTGTTTACCGCAATAGAAAATCTTGCAATAGATGTTCCATCATTGGTGTACTTGATTTCTGGATCACGTGTAAATCTTCCTGTAAGAATTACTTTATTCATACTGTTGCTCCTTTTCTGTATGTTGTTTGTCATAGTCAATTAACATCTTCAGACATTTCTGACCTTTTTCCTTGGTAAGAGACTTAATATCGTTTACCTTAAAACGAGTTTTAATCTGTTCCAAAAGCTTAGCTTCCGGGTACTTATCAATGATATTTTTAATTGACATAGTAGTCTCGGAACTAATCATCTCGGTTTCTTTTACCGATTCCGCTTTCCTGCCGGACGTTTTTTCTTTCTCCCCTGCATTAGTAGAATCGCTGTCTTTGTTATCATCAATACAGAACAGTCCATTTAAAGCGTATTTTCTGGCATAAGACGAAGCTGCGCCTGTCACCTGCGAAGAATCCATACCTTTCTTAGACTCTTCTTCCCTTGCATAAGCAACAGTTATAATCTCGCCGGTATCTTCGCAGTCGTTCAGATGAGCTTCCGCTCTGACATATATTCTATCCCCGACAACTTCCATCCGATCTGTGACACTTAACACAGTCTTTGTTTCTGCCAGGAGCGGCTTTACAGCTTCCAGAATATCCTCACAGCTCCTGTATTTGTATTTCCCGAAGGAATTGTACTGTCCTTTAGGGGCTTTCAGTTTTAACTGAATAATCCCTAACTTCTCATATATATTCACTTCTATTCCTCCTTGTCATAAACCACATGTTTACTGCCCTCAATAATCAGCAAGCTTGCAATATCTTTCATTGATAAGGTTGATTCGTTATAGATTTCGACCAGTGCGTTGTATGCGTCTGATGAAACCTTTACAACCTGATTATCTTTCCCAGTTACCAGTTGCTTCTTTCTTGCCGGAATACGGATTTCAAATTCACTCACCGATATTTTCCTCCTTATATGATTTCTGAGCCGTTAAAAGCCCATTTAAGGCTTGTACGTAACTCACCAATGTTCTTGCCTTGTATGATTCTTCAATAGGATTATCCGGGACTGTGGCAAGTTGTATATCAATCAATCTCAGAACCTCATTAATTCTCTCATCCATGTTCACACCGCCTTGAAAAAGCAGTACAGGTTATCCGAAGCGTCCCCGGACTTCTCTCCATCAATGTCTTCAGCTTTGTGATACTCCACATGGTCCAGAGACATATCACAGTTTTCATAATCCAGAACGTAATCCCCTCTGGACTGAAGTTCTCTGAGTAGTTCGTTAATACACCCTGCTATCTCCAGACTGGGAAGAATTTTCATAATTGCTATTTGCTTACTCATTCGGACACTTCCCATCTATCAGAAGTTCCAACAAGAAAGCTTTGATTATTCTGAGACTTTCGCGACTTGCATTCTCATAAAATGGGTTAAAAGATACGTTTTGGTACAAATCCCACTTAAACACGTCTTTTGGAAGGCAAACATCTTCTTTCCTTTTAAGCCCACATACTCTCATGCCATAAATTGAATAACTGAATTCGATATTTACTGTCGGAACTTCGTTCACAACTCTTTTACAAAGTTCATAAATTTCATCAATCTCTTTCTCGAACATCTTCTTATCCTCCTTATTTCCTACTGCCAGTCTGTTTTCATCTGGCGTACCGCCCATGCTGCCGAGACACCAAAAAGGATGTTCAGCCAGATAGGTATATCCACATATTTCCCGGCGAGCATGCATACGGCAATTAGCATATATTCTTTCATTTCATTTCTCCTGCAATCCACACAAGGTTGCTCGCCACCAGTGCGGCGACTGTCACAATCCATGCAGTGAACCATCTTTTTGACTTTTCCTTGCTTTCTTCGACAATTTCAGTCGCAAGTGTTACTTCGATGTCAGCCCATGTTGGCTGATTTTTGTTTCTAATTTCGCTCATATCTAGCTAATTTCTCCTTATTTTTTCTTATTTGTCTTTACAATTAGCAGATAGAGAACTATAATGTATCTATCCACTAAGGTGTTTTAGTGGTGCAAAGCTCCGGGGTGGAGGTTTCGGCTCCCTCCGGGGCACTCACTTATTGAGAGCCTCTTTGCCTTTCCAGACATGACCAGTTACTTCATAGACTTTCCTAGGGCTTATGATGTATGTGATTCGTCCACCGGAAAGGCTTTTTGCTGGCTTGTTATTCTGCACAGCCACGCCAATCGGCAACCATCCATATACAATCCCTGCCCGGATTGCTGTAATAGGAAGTCCGATCAGTTGACTCGCATCGGCTACGGTCATATTCTCTGATGAGAACTCCGGCATCTGTGGGATTCCTGATATGATTCTTGCGACCTCTGCAGCGAACTGATGAACTTCTGCATTTTCTTTAACATAAGTTCTTACTTCTTCTTGAGTCATAATTATCCACCTACCTTAATGTCTGCACACTTCTCAAATTCAGTTACAGTAATTGTCTTAGAATAAGTTTTCTTTTTCGCTTCACAAATAGCTAAAAGTGTAACTTCAAGACTGCCATCAGAAAAATTTTCGACGTCTTTTTTGGTTATTGAAAAATAACGATTATCAAACGGTATAATGTACGTTATAACCGTAATATTTGCATAACCATCATGATGTGTTTCCGGCTCCATTTTGCAACTAATTGATTCAATTAAATCTATTAACAGTCTGTATTGCGTATCTGTTAATTCTCTTTTTGCAATTTTATCAGCCGTAATACCCTTTTCTTTTAACAATTTCTCATGAAGTTTATTACGTTCCATATACGTTTCCGTTTTATGCCTCTTTCTGCTCTGGAATCTTCGGTTCAAGAAACCTATCTGTTTTATCAGGATTCTTGTATTTTGCGATTGTTTCTCCAACCCCAAGAAAATATCCCTTGTCAAACTCTGACATATTGGGAACTGCCTTGGCTATTGATTCGAGAATCTTCTTTTCTTTCTCAGACAATATATTCACTCCTTTCTTACACGTTTTGATTCTTCAAAAGCAACTAAGTCACTTTCTGACACTCTGTAACCAGAGCCGTTTAGATTGATTGCCGGAAGCTGTTTATTCCGTATCCATCTCCACACGGTAGGAACTTTCACACTATATCTCTGAGCGATTTCTTCGCAAGTGTAAAGACGTTCCAAAAAATCACCTCCTACTTATTTTTAGTTGCGTTTACCACTTATTTGTGTTATCCTAGTTAATGCCTATTGGCAAAGGAAAGGAGTGGTTATTATGACCCAACTTTTGAATTTGCCTGTTCCCTTTGCTCTTAATCCGTCCGTACTGATACCTCGACAGTTAAAACAGGTCAAAGACGGCTCTGATTGTTTTGTCAGCGATTAGGCATGTTGCAGAACCAAGACTGCGAAAGTGACAAGGTGCTTCAAGAAGCATTTGGTCTCGTCAGATGTGGCGTCAGCCTGCAAAGCACATAGGGTAAACAAATTTGGTAAAGAGCTGTTAGGGACGAGACCCCTAGCAGTTTCTTTTTATTTAATAGAAGCCTTGTTTCTATCAGATTGTGGTAAACGCTCAAGGCTTTGTGTTACCTTGTGTTATTATAATATCTCACTCAGATAGATTTGTCAAGCGTAAATCTCACAAAAAATTTGACAGAGTTAGATTTTTGTGCTACTATATACTTGCAGTTAAGAATAGGAGGCGAAAAGAGTGAATACCAGGATTCAACAAATAAGAAAGACTGCGAAGATGACTCAGGATGAGTTCGCCGAGAAAATCGGGGTATCTAAGAACTTTGTTTGGATGATAGAAAAAGGAGAAAGAGTTCCATCAGATCGAACTGTCAAGGATATCTGTAGGGAATTCAAAGTCAACTACGAATGGCTGACTAAGGGAACAGGTGATATGTTCATCCAGAATAAGAGAAAATCCGAGATTGCGGATTTCGTTGGCTCGGTTCTGAATGGAGAAGCAGATAGCTTCAAGATACGATTAGTAGAAATACTTGCTAATCTAAATGAATCAGAATGGGAAACACTTCAGAAACTTGCGAACGCTTTAGCGGACAAGAAAGAGGAGTAAAAAAGATGGGGACAGGAAATAACTCCTGCCCCTTTTCTTTATTTCAGTCCTAGAAATGATATTATAAATCTAAATATTGTATATAATTGGTCATGGTCTGCTTTTTCTATCATCTCAATAATCTCTTTTTTATAATCCATAATAACCCTCCCTGTCACAACTACCACCTACACTACAGTATATGTCCGGCTGTGGGAAATAGAACCGAACATTAGTTCGTTTTGCTATTATACCACCTATCCCGACTCTTGGCAACTGCCAATGATACACATGAACTCTCACTATTTTGTAGAAAAAAAACATTTCTTTTTCATCTAAATCACTCTATTTCGTTCTAAATCTTTACAATATGCTCTTAAAATGATAAAATAAAAATACCACGAATAACCGTACTTTACATAATATTGCAAAATCAGCGGTACAAAATACATAATCCGCATTAAAAGTGCGAAGCGTGGCGAAAACATATCAGGAGGGTGTTTATCATGAATGAAAAGAAAAAATATTGTAAGCACTGCGGAGAACTTATTGACGACGACTGTGTAGTATGTCCTAAGTGTGGAAAACAAGTAGAGCAGTTGACTTCTAATAATAGAGATATCATCATTAACAATTCCGCATCTTCCTCTGCGTCCTCAGCGGCGAGCTCAGGTGTGCCGTATATAAAACGGAAAATGCCATGGTATTTAAGTTGGTTTTGGATTTTTATTTTAGGAATCTTCACTGGTGGAATTTATTGGATTGTAGGAATTGTAATGAGAGTAAATTGGAAATCACATAATTAAATAAAAAACCGCCCCGGCATTGGCGTACCGAGACGGCGTTTATACATCTCCGAAGAAATGTAATATTCTGGCAAACATATTGTATCATCTTCGGAGCAGTCGAACAACCCAGAAAATTTGTTCGGCTGTTATTTTTTATACCTAAAACAGCTACATAAAGAAAAGAGGAATAAAAATGGCGAAGAAAAGAAAGAAATATCCAAAACTGCCAAATAGTTTCGGAAGCATCCGTTATCTTGGCAAGAACCGGAGGAACTGCTTTGCGGTGCATCCACCAGCATTCAAGGATGATTTTGGTGCTCTTGTCCGTCCGCCGGCAATCTGCTATGTAGATGACTGGATAAAAGGCTTCACTGTCCTGACAGCTTACAAAGCCGGCACGTATCAACCCGGCATGGAACGAACACTCGAGGCGTCTCCTACAATGGACATAGACGCCCTTGTGAACCGCTTAATTGCCGACTACAATACAATCAAGGGCGTAGAGGATAAGCACCCGGAAATCAAGAAATTGACGTTCTCAGAGGTATATAAACAATTTTATGCGTGGAAGTTCCCAGAGGGGACAAAACTGTCATATAGTTCAAAAGAAGCATACCGGACAGCTTATACCAACTGTACTGTTCTGCACAATCGCATATTCGAAGATTTAAAGGCTCCTGATATGCAAAAGGTTATTGATGATTGTAAGCTGAAAAAGCAAAGCCAGATGGCTATTTTGACTCTGTTCAAGCAGATGTACAAATATGCGGTTTACTCAGAAATCGTAACGGAGAATAAGGCGTTATATGTCCATGTTAATGCTGATAATGACACCGAACATGGGACGCCATTTTCTGATCAGGAACTACAAACTTTATGGGATAATGCCAACGATCCAGAAGTGCAGCTCATTCTTATTATGTGCTATTCTGGTTGGAGAATTGGTGAAGTGTTAAAACTTACGACCAACTTGGAAGAGAAATACTTTCAAGGCGGCATCAAAACAAAAGCCGGCAAAAACAGAATTGTTCCGATACATCCTGCTGTATATCATTTTGTTGAACAGAAAGTGCTGGCACAAGATGGAAAACTATGCGTGTATACTCAGCAACATCATAGAAAAGCACTGTTCTATCCTACACTGGAACGTTTGGGAATAGTCGGCAATCCGAAACACACGCCGCACGATTGCCGGCACACCTTTTCCACGCTGTGCGAAAAATATGGCGTCCGGGAGAACGACCGAAAACGAATGCTCGGCCACTCCTTTGGCGGAGATGTTACAAATGCTGTGTACGGCCACAGAACACCGGAAGAACTCCGGGCAGAAATCGAAAAGATAAAAGTTCCATTTGTGACTAACTGTGACTAACGGAACCCATTTTTATCTTTCTAAAACAACCGAAATATCATTATCGAAATGCCGGAAACCCTATTAAAATCAACGTTTTCAGCGATTTTACAAGGATTTCCAACATTTCATTTTCATTATTCTAATTTTATTGTTTGTGACCAGCAAATAGGAATTGAGAATTTGCGCAAATGCCTGTAAATACAGCGTTTTTGGAACTATTATATTAGGAAATAATATTTTTATTTGTGACTAACGTGTGACTAACGATAACAGTCTAAAACTTCCGAAGTGATACTAAATATGTTTATAAATAAAATTCCCGGGGAATTAACCCGGGATGTTTTTATATGGCAATTAAATCTTTCCATGTGGCGGGTCCGCAAATACCATCCACTTCCAGAACTTCTTTCCTGGATTCCTGATAAGCTTTCAGAGCGCAAATCGTGTTCGTATCTGCTGTCCATGTAAGTTTCAGAGCTTTGCCGCCTTTTCCTTTAAAACCTCTGGCTCTTAAGATTTCCTGTAAGAGGAGCACAGATGTGTTTTTATCTCCTGCTTTTACTGTTTCTGGATTAAACATATATTTCTCTCCTGTTTGTGCGGTATTAGGCAATGCATTTTCAGATTTTGCGGGTACAGATGCATCAGATGCAATACTATAATCTGGTGTACAGAACTTAGTTCCGGGCATCTGGCTGTTAAGATAACTCTTTGCGCAGACACCGCCGCCATTTGCAATAATTCCAGATGCACCAGAAGTATTTCCCTCGATGGTATAGAACCTGTCTCCGATTACAGCCGTTACGATGCCGGTATGAGTGAAAGTTCCATTATGATAAAAAATTACAATATCACCGATCTTTGGATTAGTGTTCCTTGTAAACAGATTACCAAGTGTTGGGCAGTAAACATAGGGCCAGTGCTTCAACAGTTTTTTTGCTTTTTCCTGTCCGAATGCTTCCATAAAGCACCAACTCACGAATGCTGCGCACCAAGGTTGTCCTTGATATGATGGCTTAATGTCTCGCCAGTACTTCGTATAGTTGTTTGAACCGGCGTTTGCAGTCTTACTGTCGAGCTGACTATTGCTCTTCTTTTCAAGGTATCCAATCTCATTTTTTGCAGTGAGAATCACTTTTTCAATAGCTTTATCCATTGCAGAAACCTCCTCTTTGTAATCCTTATAGAATACATCCATGTCAACGTTACCACTAATGCCGGATACTTTTCCTCTACTGGAATACTGCCAGCCTACACCAACAGATGGACGCAATCTTTCCTGTACAGAGCCATTATCACTAGCCGGATAACGAGCAATCCAGCAATCGTACTTTTTCAGGGTGTCTGACAGAACGTTATTGTACCAATCAAGATTGCAGTAGATACCGACCTTATAACCGGCTTTTTTGATTCTGGTCAGAAATGCTACTGCAATGTTCTCAATCGCCTGTTTTCCAAGGTTTCTCTGCTGACTCCATTCAAGGTCGTAGAAGATTGGAAAGTCTATTCCGCGTCCGCCAAGAACAGAAATTACGCTCTCAGCTTCATCAATTGCCTGTGCCGGTGCCAGAGCGTAACTGTATTTATATCCGCCGACAAGGATTCCATTTGACTTGCATCCTTTGTAGTTATGCTCAAAAGAGGAATCAGTTCCAGATTTTTGATGGATTCTCAATATTGCAAACTTAATTTCAGAATTCGATACTTTCGCCCAGTCTGGCTTACTCTGATAAGATGATACGTCAATTCCTTTAATTTCCATATTTTCTCCCTTGCACGTATTTTATTTCACTATTCCTGGTTTTGATTCTGTTACTGTCCCGTCCTCATTCAGTACATAGCCATCCTTTTGAAGTCTTTCAATTACCTTCTTATTCCACAGCTCAGGAACATCTGTCCATTTTTTTAACCCATTGATTACTCGTTCTTCGAAAAATTTAACCATTGTTTTCACCTCCGATTGTCGAAACTAAAGTAGCCAGTTCATCCAAAGCCGAATCATGCGTTGATACAAGTTCAGCCAGACCGTCGATACCATCACCATTAATTAGAATCTTGCGATTAGATTCCGCATTAAGCATCTGTATCACAATATCTAACTTTTCAGACATCTCATTCAGCCTGTTTGAAACTCGATTGATGGCTTTGTAGATATTTGCAATTTCCTTTTTATCCATATGCACCTCCTGTTCTTAGCTATTCAGCTATATTCATTAATTTGCTAGGATTTTAGATACATAAGCAGGGGACAATGCCATAAGTGTTGCTGACGTCGCCGTAGTACGAATTCCCGCTTACGTTCACATGACAGAATTTGTTTCCGCTGCTGGAGTAAGGCGAACGTCCCCAATAGTAGCCAGATACGTGACCACTGCTAGAACGCGGTTTCTTATATCTATTAGCAGTCGCATTCTTAAAATACTGATACTGATTTCCTTCGCCTGCGTAAGAATACGTTGTACTACCAAAAAATTCAATTTCAGACAGTAAAAACGCGTAGTCATTTGAGATTTTAATCGTACTACTTCGGCTTCCCGCAGATGTCAACTTCTTAACCTGCTTCATCATATTCTGAATATAAGTAGGCAGACATTTCTTGTACACATTATTGCACCATGTACGTCTTTCACAGTCTTCCCAACCGCCACTATTTGTGCTTGAACTGTTTATGTAACCGCATTCATGTGATTCATCGTAGGAGCTGTTGTACTCTGTCGTAGTGTCTAAATACAACATACGTTCTGTCTGAATTGTAATAGCAGCTTTAGTCTTGCCATTGATAGCAGTCACTAAGTCATCATGTTCGATTCCGATAATTACATAGGCATAATCATTCGCTCTGTGTGACTCACTTATGCCAGTTGCATCCATGGCATTGTGATGGATGATTCTCTTGTCGCCGACCGCCCAATAGTCGCTAATGTTAATTTTGCCTGCGTAGTGCGCTTCAATCATATTTTCAATCTCTGTGTCTGTTCCGTCAGCAAATGTGACAATCTTTAAGCCCTCTGGTTCCCCAATCAGTCTGTTACCTGCATCGTAGTTATATATGCCATCGGTAGAATATGGAAACAGTGCAAAGTAATATTGTTTGCCGTTTGTCAGCCCCGTGACTGTATAGCCTGTGGTTTTGTATTTATCTCGAACTGTATTATCAACCACAAGCGTTCCGTCATCTGGATTTGCGGGATAGCCTGTTTCTTTCATTACAAGTTTTGTACCAGCCCATGTAGAGAATGTTGAACCACTGATTACCGTGTTTTCAGGGTCTTGCCATTTAATTGTGACAGATGCGTTTAAGTTCTCAATCATTGGGTTGTTTACGGGCTTGGGAGTAACGGTTGTACCACCGCCTTTTGCGTGGAGTGTTCCGTCTTCATCTATGAATGTTGTCTTGCCGTCAGGTTTAACCTTACCAAGAGTTTTGATTGTAGCAATCGGGACAGTCGCATCACTTCCCCTGTCTCCTTTTGGCCCTTTGATATTTACTGTTTCGGGATTGGCAATTCCATCTGTGTTGCTCCAGCTTATGTTTCCATCAGTGTCTACACTTGGAACGAATGTAGTGCCCTTTTCTCCTTTTGCGCCCGTATCGCCTTGCGGCCCGGTAACATTTACTGTCTGGGGGTTTTCAAGTCCTCCGTCATTACTCCAACTTATGTTTCCTTCGCTGTCTACAACAGGAGTGAATGTGATTCCTCGCGCGCCAGTATCTCCTTGCTCACCTTTTGGACCAACTGAGCCTTGTTCGCCTTGTGGCCCAGTATCGCCTTTTAGGCCCTGTACTCCCTGCTCTCCTTTTACACCCTGCGGTCCTGGGTCACCCTTTGGACCTTGCGGACCAACTGGGCCCTGTGGACCTTGCGGCCCCTGAATCTTGCCAGCATTGTTCCAATTCGTGCCGTCGAAAACCCACATTTCTCCGTTTATTAAATACGCATCGCTCTTCTCTGCACTCAGGGGGAGGTCTGCCTCAGATTCTTTTGTACCAAGGACATTAAGAGATGTTCCGTCATTTCCTTGTTCACCCTTTTCTCCTCGCGGGCCTTGCGGACCAACTGGTCCTTGCGGACCAACGTCTCCTTTTTCGCCTTTTGGGCCTTGCACTCCTTGAGGCCCCATAATATTCCCAACATTTTCACTATCACCATCTGAAAATGTTATTGTTAAATTTCCATCTACGTCGATACTGACCGCTGTGATAGAGGCACCCCTCAGTGATTCTTTCTGCTCAGGTGTTAGCGATTCAAATGTCACGGTGCCATCCACGCCCTTTTCTCCCGGATCGCCTTTATCTCCTTTTTCGCCTTTGGGACCCTGTGGACCAACAAATTCTCCGGTATTAACCATCTCTGAAATGTCCTCAATGGAACACAACCGCCTTACATCATTAGCCGCAAATGCAATGTATAAGGCTTTACCAGATGGAACGGACGGGTCATTACCAAGAATCGCAACGGGCTCTCCGGGACGAATTTTTGACGTATCAAAATCGGCGTACATACCGCGCCGGAATTGTATTGTATATGTATCAGCCATATTAGACTTACCTCCTCATGAAAGGAAATTATTTTTTATGTAATCCTTTACGGAATCAAGATTTTTTTGCACATTGTCATCCATTACAAGGAAATTGCCCTTATTGTTCTGGCTGATGATACTTCCTGTGTTTTCGTCTACTTCCGAATAAGTGTAAGCAATGCGACTTCCTTCTCCAGTGCTAAGATTCATAAAACTTGTTAAAATCTTCTTCATGATATTACCTCCATTTGATTGATAATGTTTAATCTGTCGCTAATAAGCTCTGATTCATAATCTGATTCCGAGACATCTGTTTCTTCTGATTCATAATTTGGTTCCGGGATTTCTATATCTCTTGCGTCTGTATAAGCTGTATCTCCCGGGTCAGTAAATCGCATATGTTCATATTCAATTTGTCTTGCTTTGATTTCGAACGAAAATTTAAGTCCCGGAGTTCCTTTTACAACAAAATAATTTTGCTCTTTCTCAGCTACCCAGCAATCACCCTCTCCTTCTCTTTGCAAGAACACATAATATTTAATGCCGACATTTGCAGATTCCTGAAAAATATCATCTATGTCAATCATACAAGTCCCGTCATCCGATATTACAGATTCACCGATATCTCCAAAGAATGGGGTTGGCATTTCATAGCAGTAAAAGAGCTGTTCATCATAGTCTACCGTCGAAACTGATCTTGATTTTGTCCCGCTTACTTTCAACTTCCCTCTGATAGAAGCATCTGCAAGGTCTGTCCCCGTACCTACACTGTAGAAATGACCACTGGCTTCTACGTGCGTACCTGCTTCAACTTTTTTTGATGTCGAAACGCTTCCCGCCGAAACACTAGTATCAATCGAGGCTGAGCTTGCGTGTACAGTTCCTGTATAAAGATTGATTCCTCTAATTCGTGTTCCATACAACGTCCCGTACCCCGGCACATATACTCCTGTATTCGTCTCTGAATAGATCTCTCCAGTTGAAGCATCTAGCGTTACTTCTCCATACGTGCCACTTGCTGAAAGCTTTTTAATTCCAACTTTCCATCCTGCTAATTCGCCTGTGTTAATATAATCGGCATTCATGTACACATTGCCATTTGATAGATACAGACCTTTATTACTGCTGTTATCGCTTAACACATCAATAATCTCTTGTTTTGACATTTTCCCTATGTCGAGATTACTAAGTGCATTGTCTGTATAGCGATTCGCATTCGATAACGCTGTCGAAGCTTTATCTTCCGCAACGCTATACATTGTATCGCCGTTTGTTAATGCGAATGTATTAGGCCTGAGCGTAACATTTCCGTAGTTATCAATCGCAAATGTTGATACTCCAGAACTGTTTGTAACGTTGATGTTCTTCAGATTAATCAAATCAGCTGAAATCTGACCTGATTTAATATAAGAAGCGTTTATATACAGATGTCCGTTCTGCATATAAATTCCCTCTTGTTTACCATTGTCTGTCAGAGCGTTAAAAACTCTTTCAAAATTGACAATTTTTTCAGCATCCAGTTCCCGCCAAGTACCATCAGTCCCAGAAAACATATATACCTGACTTGTAGAGAAGTTCATGAATATCGAGCCGTCATGCTTTTCATATTCTTCACTTTTCCACTCGGATGCCGGATAATTTTGCAATGTTGGTGTATACGTGCCATAATAGTTCGGGATAGTCACATTACGAACTGACCCATCCACAACGTCCTTGGCGATCTGTTCAATAGTTTTACTTTTTAGCGTAAAGTTTTCGACTTCTAATGTGACAGCACCCGTGTCAGCATCTATTCTTAATGTCGTATTCCCGTTATTGTCTTTCGCTGTGAAACCTCTTGTGTTAATCCATTCTGACTGGATGCCAATTGCGTAGAGGATGTTCAGTACAGCATCGCCATTGCTGTCAAATCCGGCTTTCCAAGTCTGACCACCGTCTATGGATAAGAAGAATCCGTCAACACTCGTCTTATAAATTACTTTAGAATCAGCAAGTGTAGGTTTATCATGCCGGTACGTAATTACGGAACCATCTTCTTGTACTTCCTCTGTATAGAAGAAACCCAGCGTGTTCGCTGCAAGCTCGTTCATTTGTTTGAGCTTTACGTCATAGGCAGATAGTTTCTTTTCTATATCTTTTTTTGACTGCTCTACCGCTGCTTGCTGACCACCAATAAACTCACTTACATCTTCTTCGGCACTCTTTGCACTACAGCTCCATGATGTTGAGCCACCGAACACAAATTCTACATTAGTTGCAAATGATCTAAAAACACGATTTTTAGTGTCGATAAATTCGACTGAATCGCCGAAAGTGGCGTATCCGTTGGCAATTCCATCACATGAAAAAGGACGCATTCGCAAACCGATTAATTGTTTTCCAATAACTTCGACTCCTGCCTGTGCATTACCTGACAATAACTGGTTATCAATAGTAATTACATAGCCGTTCTGACCCGACATATATTCGGTCTCATCTTCTACGTATTTGACGCCTGTTACAATAACATCGTCTACATCATATTGTAGATTCTGAATTGAAAATAACGCGTGATAGTCGTTATTGCTTAACGTACCACCATCAACCACAGTCCCTGTCGTCCATGGATTAAGTGTGCCACCATCCAGATCATCACCATTTGTCCAGTTCTTTACTGTTCCACCATCGTAAATAGTCGTATTGGTAAATGCCTTATCAAACGTAATAATCCTGAGTAAGTCATTTTCGTCGATTCTTGCATTTCCACCGGCTATCCCGGCACACATTCCGATTACTGTACGATATGTCGTATTAGATGGCACTTTCTGAATCTGAAAATCCGCATTTGGAAACACTGCATCTCCAAGAGTGATTTCGCATTGCCGACAGCACTCTGAAAGCAGTTCCTTGGTCGTACAAGGAAAAGACAAATTAGAATCATATGTCTTATCAGCGTTATGCATTTTGTCTAAGAGAGAAAGACTTATTTCACTCGCTGTTGCAGGCTTTTTCGATACAATGTAAGTACCTCTTTTAATAGTTTCTAATTTGTCAGACAACTGAAGGTTAAGAAAAATGACAAATCTTGCGCCGTTAAAATTATATCCATCAAAGTGTCCATCATCATTTACCAATGATAAGCTTGCCGTTTTTTCGATTGCTACACCCACCGGAAAATCCCCAGAGTCTGCTGAATCTACAAGACTATTTCCAGACAGGTAAAAGTCTTTTTTACCTAATTTGAGAGTAGTGCCGTCTGACAATGTAACATTTGCTGTCACGTAATAATTTCTGTTTGTAAGAGATTCTTTCTTTAGCTGAGTAGATACATTTATCAAATCGGCTCAATCCTCCTCACATTAATAGACAAATCTGTCCACTTTTCTTCCCCGTCTTTCAGGGTTTGCGCAGCCATGTTAAAATTTGATGCGTAGAATGTTCTGTCTATCCATCTTCCCGGAACAGTAGGGTCTTTATGGTGGAATGTGAATTGACTTTTGTTAAGTACAGTATTTAGTATGGTTGCTATTTCAGCCCACGTAAGCTCGCCCCATTGCATGTCATACCCACCAATTGTTCCCATTGGTGTATTGTGCATAATCAAATCCTGACTTCTTTTAGAGTCTTCCGTAGAAGTGGTTGCAAACACCGGCTTGTAACTGTCCGGTGCTCTTATAACAACGTTGTCTATTTTAAATTGTTCCTGCGGCATATTCTTCTCCTTACGCTAACTCAAATGGGTTCTTCCCATTCCGGTTTCTTCTCATTTCAGCTTCACTGATAATAATATCTAACAGTTTTCTGCCAGATGCATTAACTGTAACATTGTAGGTATTTCCATCTCCCTGCCCTTTTCCTGACTCTTCCCGGACGATCTGCCGTAATAGGCTTTCCGGTGCTTCCAGGTTATTTCCTTTCTTCTGGTCACCTAATACCGCAAGAAATTCGCTTCGTGGTGGAATAACTGCACCACTGGCCAGATATGGGATAGTTCCGATACGTGGAAATGTCGCATGAAATCCGATGGTCTTTGTTCCGAATGGTGTAGGTACGCTCCATGGCCCAAAAGAAAACGCAGACTCAATTCCACCAATTGCATTATTAATTATCCCAACTGCATTATTAACAATGCTGATTGCCTGATTAATCGGAGCTTTAATAAAATCCACAATGCCTTCAAATACAGATCTGACTACATCTCTGGCGGCATTAAACTTATTGATGATAGCATTTTTTATCGCTTCTACTTTATTAGAAACAAATGTAGTTACATTTTTCCATACTTGGGATGTTTTATTCTTTACGCTATCCCATACGCTCGCAACTTTTGTTTTAATTGCATTAAATACTGTGCTGACTGTGGATTTAAGAGAGCTCCAAAGGCCAGAAAGTGTCTTTTTGATTGCGTTCCAGATTGTTGAAGTCAATGCTTTAATCGCATTCCAAGCAGTACTGATGATGCTCTTTATTATACTCAACGCGCCTTTTATTACGGTTTTAATTATCTCCCACGCACCTGACACAACATCTTTGATAAAACTCCATGCTCCATCCGCAATCTTTTTTATTCCCTGCCAAGCCAGTTCCCAGTCTCCTGTGAAAACGCCGACAAGAAAATCAATGATTCCGCTCAGTGTATCTGCTACATCACCAATTATTTTAATTAATGATTTTATAACTTTTATTGCTACGGTGCCTACAACGTTAATTATTTCTGCCACGACCGGAAGCAAATTCGCGATTATCCAGTTAATCAAAGGCACTAATACCGACTCCCACAGAAGTTTCAGAGAATCAATGAGTTTTCCGAGGAATGTTTCTATCTTTAAAATCGCATCCCCTAATGGTCCCTCTAATAGCCCTTTGAACTGTTCTGCCAGTCCTTGCAAAACTGGAAGAACATAGGTGTTGTATCCAGTTATCAGAGTCTCAAATATGCTTGATAATCCATTCGCTATAGAATCAAAGAACGGCTTTACGTGTTCATCGTATAACCTCGATATTGCGTCACTAAGGTTTTGAACAACTGTTAAGACCCCACTTGTTACAGTTTCTATTACTCCGAGGCTACCCTCGATTGCGGACTTTAAAATGTCCTTGTTGTCAATAAAAGGCTGCGCAATCATGTTAAGGATATCTCTGCCAAGTTTTGCAGCCGTTTCTGTAAGAACCATTCCGATTTCAGCAAAGATTCCGATTAAATCCGCAGTAATCTGCTGTGCGGTTTCTCCACCAAAAACTGAGAAAACATCCGCGAAGGCGACTGCAAGATTCCCTGCGATTTGCGAAATTTCAGAGCCGATATTGAACATATCTATCAGATAGTTCTTTATTCTTTGCGTGTTTTGCTCTAAAAACTTTTCGATTCCGCCTATAATGTTTTGCGCAATTGTCAATCCGATTCTGGCAAATGAGCCAGCAACTTGCCCAATTGCATATGCAAATGAATCTAAAAAATTATTTGCTGCTTTGGTAACTTTTGGGTCAGTGAAGATATCCTTTAAGGATTTCCATATAGAATCAAGATCCTTTTTTATTCCGTCAAAAATTGGCTCGTAATCTCCTAATCCATCCCAGAATCCTTTTGCAACCAATTTAGCTAGTTCTTTAAATCTGTTGATTATCTTATTTAACGGCTTTAACATCTTATCAAGAACTGTCTCACCCTTTGCCATTTTTCCGTAATCAACATTTTGTACAGCATCTTTCATCTGATCTGCAAGTCCGCCAGTTGCGCCCGGTACTTTTGACGATGAATCCGCACTTTTATCCGTTGAGTAATTATTTATTTCGTCAAGAGGACTAAGATATCCTTTTGCCGCCTTAGTAGCTTTTTTGGTTGCGTCTGCTGTATCATTTGTTGCATCTGCCAGCTTTTCGGCATTGTCGGCAGCATTTCCATATTGGTCTGCCGTATCAGCTATTGCATCTGTTCCGACAAGACCTGCACCACTTGTGCCTGTCTGGCCAGATGATTTCTTTCCGGTGATTAATTCCGTAAATGACTTGAAGGCATTTGCCAGAGTTGCTAACTTACCGAGCAAGATATTAATAACTCTCAAAACGGGAGTGAAGAGATTGATTAATCCCTGTCCGACTGTTGCCTTGAGAGATTGCAGTTGCAACTGCATCACTCGAACCTGATTCGCCCATGAGCCAGATGTTCGAATGAAATCACCGGATGCGGCAGATAGCTGTTTCTGCACAAAAGCCAAGCGGAGAGCAACTTTCTCCTGTTCGGTCATGGCAGATGTAGTTTTGCCATAGCCGTTTGCAAGTGCGTACTGGTCAAGTGCTGACTGGGTCATTACCACGCCGAGGTCCTTGAGTGTTTCCGTTTCACCCGTAAACACTGATTTCAGTTTGATATAGGCTAAGTCCTGACTGATATTATAAAATGATGCCACATCACCAGTTAACTGTGTCAGAGCCGTTGACATATCGTAAGCCTGTGCCTCAGAGAAACCGAACGACTTAGACATTGCCCCGAACGTTCCGACATACTGTTTTGCCATTGTTTCTGACAGACCGGCAGAGGTCATGGCGTTCTTTGCAAATTCATTAACCTTATCAGACATGGTTGTAAATGTAACATCAACCACATTCTGCACTTCTGACAGATTAGAGCCAAGTTCTACGCACTCTTTCCCAAACTGGGCCAGTTTCCCAATTGCGAATGCTCCGCCAATCAGTACGCCTATTTTTTTTACTACGCTACCAAGTCCATTGAATGATTGCCTAATTGCCGATACGCCGTTTTGCACACCTGACGTGTCCATTCTGGTATCAATAATGACTGAGCCATCAGCAGCCATGTGTCCACCTCCTAGCTATTTGAGGTTCAACATCTCATTCAGCTTATCTTTATAAGCTTGCTCCTCGTCGCTGAGACGTGTTTTTATGTCAATAATATTCTTGTTTTCCTGATAGAATTTCTTTTCCCATTTATCAAGTTTTTCGCCCTTTGCTTTTTTTGACCGGATTCCAACTACGGTGTTGAACAGGCACTCGCCAGATTCCATGAAATATCCAAAGAATGTCCACCAGTGCATATAAGGCACTGCTCTGATTTCTTTACCGGCAACCTTGTTTACAGCCGGAACAATCATGTCTCCGTCCTGTTCCCAGTCCATCAAACGGGGTTTAGGCTTATTCGGGCTATCGTCAACTTGACCACAATCAATAAACTCACAAGCTTTCTGGCAAGCTTCTGTAAGATGCTCTGGGGGTATGCTTTGCCAGTCCTCAAATAGAATCTGCAACATAACAACTGCTTTCGCCTGTTCGTCCAATTCTGGGTCATTCATAGCGACCAGAATATCAATAATTACTCGGAAATCCGTTCTGATAGAAAAATCCACCCCACTGATATTTAGTGAGGTGGGCAACTCATAGGCGGTCATTTTGTATACTTCTCCGTGTACTTATTGACCACTTCCTGCATTTTTTTCTTTCTCTTTTCAATTTCTGGAGTAAGTGCTTCATTGATTTTGTCCAGAACGATATAAGCAAACACCTGACCATTTCCAAAAACAGTTGTTGCGGTAATTGGTTCTTTAAATAAATCTTTAGATGCTTCGTACCCGAGCATATAATTGATTTTGTCCTCAATCTGCTTATTAATCTCTGCCATCTCTTTGCTAGAAGAAACATTTTTAACAGATTCCTGAGCCTGCTCAAAGAAAGTTTCCAATTCTTCCGCTCTTGCCGCAATGTTGATGTCGGTAGGATTTAGTTTGAATGAAGAGAAAACTTCGCCCTGTTTGTTTGTGAATGTGAAAAGAAGAAATCCATCATCAATGTTTGTGTTAATTGTTTTTGCCATTTTTTATATCCTCCTAAAAAATTATTCGCTGTCAGCTGTGAATGTACCGGAACTGATATCAAACTTTCCTTTTACACGTTCGCCGGTATAATTGACGGTAAATGGAATCTGGTAGCCAGATGTATCACCGCCGTAGGAAGTCGGCACAACGTAGCAGTCCTGCTGATATGCTTCATACTTGCCTGCTGTGGCTTCTGTCCAGAGATGAACCTCAACTGCTTTTGTTTTGAGATTATCGTCTTTGAGACGTCCATCTACGATCTTCTGTAACGCCGTGAACAGGTCAGAAGTAGTGTCTGCATAGAACGGATCAGCGTCAGAAGAAACTTCGTAGCCGTTATGTTTAAACGTGGATTCTCCAAGAATGTTTTTAGATGTTTCGGTGTCTGGATTGAGTTCTACATTGTACTCTTCCAGATCTTTTCCAAGGCGTTCATATTTCGGTGTCAGTCCTCCGCAGAGGGAACCTGCATCAATATAATGAGCCATATATTTACGGTCAATTTTGCCTGTAACTGCCATAGAAATGTCCTTTCTGCCTATAACTTTTAAAAGGCTGTGTAGGTTAGCGACTATCTCCAATTGATAGCCGGTTGTTACTTGTTATATTGCTTCGTAAGTATTTTCGTAGCGCACCGACAATGGTAACAACCAGTCCTGTACGCCACTCTCCTGTGGTTCTAAACCATAGGAGTTGTCACGGGTGATACGTTTTATCACTCGCCCCTGAGAAAGTTCAGGAAACGCATTTAAGCGTGTCTCAGCACCATTTATAATAACTGGTTCCCGGCATATCCATTTACCGAGATTGTCAAGGAACTTCTGAACAGATAGCTTCTGCCTTTCCTTGTCGGATGCTGTTCGGTATACCACATAAAATGGATACTGGCATACCTGATGCATTGTGCCGCAGACATCTTCTTTTTCCTTATAGACCAAGGCGCCGTTATCTGCTGAGAACGCAATTCCTGATTCCTTGCCAAGTTCCTCAAATTTGATTGTTTCATTTTCATACAGTCCCGGGTACTGGTTCAGAAGCGCTTTCATAGCATCTGTCAGAATCTCGTATCCGGTCGCATCTTTACCAATAGGCTTATTTGCCATGTCTGCCACCTCCTGCCTGCGCCTTTACCTTGCGAAGCCATGTACTGCCATATTTTCGTTTAGCGGCATCAAACCATTCGGCTTGTGCCTGAGTATGCGGTGATTTTGTATATTGAAGATTCTCTTTTGCATTCGTTTTACCGGAATACTGGCTCACAAGAACCTTTTCTGCATCGTGCCTTGCCCATGTGCTACCTGTTGCGGGGTCGACCATGGTCTTTCCAAAATAAAGAAAACGTCCATATGGCTCTGCCGCCGCACATACAAATCCAGTCCCTTGCATTGATGTACTTTTGACTCTTGTTTTGTCAATAAAATCCCCCGAAATCATTGGCATAAATTCTATCATGCTGTCCATAACCATCCCGTCAAGGAGATGCTGGGCTTCTTGGTACTGCCTAGAAAATCTATCCATATTTAGCTTGATTTTCATATCTCCATCGACTACGGAGAATCCTTTGAAATGATGAATCTTACTCATATTACTTACCCAGAATCTCAAAATATGGAATCAGTGTATATGGACCGCCTACACTGGTAATCTTAGACACGTTATCCTTGTTCTCATTCATGTACTGGTAGAATCCGCTCCGATAATCACTGTCAATTACCGTTCCGCCAGTCCACTCACCCTCCCAGAAGAACGACTCATCTGAGAATGTGATAGTGTCTTCCAGAGCGTTGTTAATCTGCTGTTTCCACTCTTTAGGTGGAATCCATGGAAGAATCTTGCCGTTTTTATCGGTAATGGTTATATTGCCGTTCTGGACAGTGTATCGAACGTGTAACTGTGCGTTGTCTGTTGCGTCTGGCCCGTACTTTTTAAGGATTGCTCCTTTGTCTGTAATGAGGTCAACGCCGGATAAAACATGAGGATACCAGTATGCATCTCCAGTTGTGGCACTTTCGTAATAGTTGAAAAGTGTAATTTTAGACGAATACATGATATCCTCTCCTTAATTATTCTTTCTGCACTGTCTGCTTAATAACCTGATTCACACCAGTTGCCGACAGTCCATTAAACATACCGACTGCAGCTGCCGTAATATAATCCGATGCCGGGAAGTCCGGGATAACTCCCATCCCGACAGCTCCGAGAATTCCGCCAATAACCGCCATGATTACTGGAATCCATTCATCAGAGATTCTTTTTGATGCTTTGCAGCCCATTCCTACGATGTAGCAAATCATAACGATTGCTACGCATGAGCCAAGCGTTGAAATGTCCATAATCATACCTCCAAATCAACTTTTTCCATAACTGCCCTTGCTTCCAGAACAGCAATATAATCTGTCATTGCTCTTACCTGCATATTGTAAGTGCTTCTCGGACAAGTAGGAGTAAATGGGAGTTCTCCTTTATCCCATTTTTCAAGCATGTTCGCAAGTTTCTTATATCGAATAACCACCTGCATATACTCTGCCTTAAAGCGTTCCTTGTAATCTGCACTATTCATCATTTCAACAGTCTGTTTTAATTCCATCATTTCTATCACACTCCTGCATACAATACTGGTATTCCATCATCTGTCCTTACTCCCATCAGAAGCGGTAAAGCCGTCTTAAGAAGTAAGTCGTTCGTTTTCTGTACGTCCCCAGCGGCGACATACACCGCACTCCATTCCTTTGCACTCGCTCCAATCTGCTGTGGTGTGGCGTAAGAGATGGATTCACTGCCGGAACTTACAGATGTTACAATGCCTGTTGTGCTACCACCGGACCCGATTGTGGTTGATGTACCACTAACGGCGGCATTGGTAGCATTCTTTTCAGCAAGCTCAATCTGATACATTAATTCAGTCAATGAACAGACTGTCTTTTTGATACGCTTCTGTGAGCGTTCGTTTGTCGGCAGTCCGTCCACCAACCTGTCGGATGTCATTAAATCCACAAAATCACTGGCTCTTTCTGCCAGTCGCGGAAAGTCGGTTTCTGGCACGACTGAACCGAAATATGAAGTTGTGTAAAATTCATAATCTGCATAAGCCATGCCAGTTACCTCCTATGTTTATGATTTCGCTGTTACGCTTGTGCTTCCGGCATTCAGTGCTTTGTATGTTCCATCACACTCAACCACTGTGATCTTCTGTCCGGTTGCTGCTGTGATGTCGGCTTTTCCATCCCAAGTACTCCAGTTTCTGAGATTCTGTCCATATCCAACAGTTACTGCATCTGCTGCAACTTTGTATTTATACACATTGCCAGCGTTTTCTTTAGCCGGATTTACAGTGATTTTTGTATCACCAGTTGCTGTTCCTCCCGCAGATGTTACTGTCAGAGTGCCGAGCGTTGGTGTTTCGTCAATGGTAATTACTGCAATTGCATCAATGTACTCTGCAAAAAGAGTAAGTCCCATAACCGCAAACGCTTCGGATACTGCTGTGTGGTAGTTGCCCTGCGTATGGAATCCGATCAGGTTTGTTTCGCCAGATACGGTATACACAAGACCTGCTCTCGCAAAGTCAGACTCGTTCGGGTCTACATAGTAAAGTACGATGTTCTCAACAGGGGTAGCAATAACCTGTCCTCTCGGAATCTCGCTGTCGGACAGTAAGAAGATTGTATTGAATCCCATAAAGTCCTTCATGTACTGGAATCCGAACTGATTCTGAATAGTGATCTCAGCTGCTCCGAGATATTCATATACGTCCAGAATGTTGACAAATCCAACAACGCCAGTCACATTTCTGTGCATCTGTTTAAATTTGTTTTCAACACGACCCTTAGCCATTGCCAGAGCCATCTGGAATGTTGTTTCTGTGGAAGTAAGTGTACCGGTTTTCAGATAGTCATAGAATCTGCCGGTAACATCAGTCTGAAGCTGGAAAAGAAACTCGTCATCAGTCATCTGAACAGCGTTCTCATAACCGTGGTCCTTGATTGCTTCGATAGATACAGCCTTTGCGTACTTTTCGATAGTCATTTCCGCATAGGTCTTTTCTTTTACGGTAAACTTGCTGTAAGGGATTTCCTCACCCTCACCAACATTTCCACTCTGTAAAGTACCCTCTGCGTATTTGGACTTGAGTACAGCACCCGGCTGCTTTTTGATAGGTCTCATGATACCCAGAATATCACGTAAGTGCTGCCAGTTTCTTTCGAATCTGGTTACAAAGTCAATCTCACGTGCTGTGACATGGATGTCATTAGTCATAATAAGATTTGTTTTTGCTGGCATAAAAAATCCTTTCTACCCATAATTATTAAGGTATTGGGTTAGCGGCTATACTCTGGCGTATAGTCGGTGTAAAAATCACTGGAATAACTGGATATTCTGAGCGATTGCAGCCTGTCTCTCGGACGGGTCTTTGATCGCTTCGATATCTTTCTTGGTCATGCTTCCCGGTGTCTGCTGCTGTCCAACATGAGTTGTAAATCTTGCCTGATTCTGCTGAGCCTGCTGCTGAGATTCATCTACAAAAGCGGATGCGTCAGACTGCTTCATCTGCTCAATCAGGTCGTTCAGCCCAAGGATTTTACCATCTTTCAGCTTCAATCCTGCTTCTTTGATGTCTGCCATGACTGATTTCTTTGCCGCTTCGCTGGAAAACTTAACGTCATCGAGTGCCGCTTTCAGAGCATCCGAGAAATCACGGTCGTAGATTTTTGTATTGAATTCTTTCTCTGCATCTGCCGCTTTCTGTTTCCAAGTCTCTAACTCGCTTTTAATATTTGCCGGGTCGATACCGTCAAAACTTTTTAAGGTTTCTTCTGCTGTCTCAGCACGTACTTTCCAGTCATCACGTTCTCCCTCGACTTTTGACAGAGTTTTTGCAACTTCCTTTGCATTCTTGTAATTCTCAGAGAGTGCTTTCTTTACATCTGCCTGTTTATCCTCCGGGATTTCAATTCCAAATGATTTTAAAGTGTCAATAAGTTTCTGCATAACATCCTCCTGGTCGTGTTTATTGACCTGCCGCCGCAGGTAAATGGATTAAGCCAGTTAGACCACTGGCAAGGTAATCGGAAAGGCAGGAATCGAACCTGCGACCTCACATTTACAGTGCGATCTACCACTGAGCTACATTCCATGCCGCCTATAACGGCCAACCCTCTAAAAAGAAACTGGGGTGAATTTCACTTCTTTCGCTATAGCGTAAACCCACCTGAGACATAGACCACCTGTATACAAACAGCTTAACTCTAAGCGGATTAAAGCGGAACGCCCGGAATCGAACCGGAGACCAGAGCGCGACTCTGTCAGTTTTCCACTAGCGTACATTCCACATAACCCGGGAATCCGGGTTAGCAAGGTATTTAACGTGTCATGCCTGCCACGAGTTGTTTCGGATATTTATTTCTTTTTAAAAGAAAAGTATGAATAACAAAAACCTTAATCAAGGAGGTGTGCCATCTTGCGTGCCAGATGACAAATACGCACGACAGGATTCGAACCTGTTTAACTTTCCGTTAAAGCGTGCGCACCAGCTACTTTAAGAAAGGAGGATAAAACGAAAATGTTAAAACAACCGTTGTGCTTCCTGCTGCACAATTACATTATAACAGATTTCTTTTAACTACCTCTCTACCACTTTTACGTTTTTCAGAGCATATCACGGAGTTTTTCTACATATCTTTTGACAAGATCACGTTCCTCCCGGCACTCCGCATCCTTTGACATATCGCTCATTTCTGTTGTGAGTTCGTCCAGATGTTCTTCCAGAGTGGCGAGCATCTTCCTCTTGCAGTCCTCAGACTTGCCGGAGCGATAGCTCTGTTTCTGTGTCATATAGTCGTCATAAGCGTCTCGCCCGTCAGAACGGCTGTAATGTCCTCTAGCATAATGCTCACCACGTCTGGCATAAGAACTGCCCCGGTCGTAATCCGGCATCATTCTGCCGTCATTTGCACTGTATCTCCCCATGCTGTCGCGCTTTCTTCCACGTTCGCTGTAATCGTCATTGTATCCGCCGCGCATCTCGTCAAGGACAGTGTTATAGTACTCCACTTTCTTGTCCCAGTACTGCGTATTCTTGATGTCTTTATACATATCAATCAGTTTGTATGTCATTTCCAGATTTCCAGTAGTCAGTCCATTATCAGCGATTTTGGAAAGCTCATCTTCGATTCTTGCACATAAGTCTTTAATGTCTCTCATGATCACACCTCCTACGCTTCTCTAGTCACGACAATATTTGCGTTCGCAACAGATACTGCCTGGTCGCTTGTGTTCTCTACTGCGATATTAACGCAACATCCGCGAGGTACATCAATATAGATGCCAGAGGACACATTGTTATACTGATCTACTGCTGCCGGTGTGGAAATCTATATTGATAAGGATTGTTATATAATGCCATCTTATGCACCACCTTTCTGATTATATTTTTACATAGATGTATCAATCTAAAAAGTTCAAAAAAGTATCGAAAAAGTATTGACATACCATCAAATTGGTGGTATTATATAATCATCAAAGGAACGGAGGAAACAGAAATGAAGAAATACAACTTATCACAAATCATGAAAAGAGCATGGGAACTGCTTGAGAAATCTGCAATGGCAATATCCTCCTGTCTTAAGAAAGCATGGGAGGAAGCGAAAACAATGGAACAAAAATTAGTTGAACTCATCGGAAGTCCAAAGCAGATTGCATGGGCTGAAGATATAAAAAAAAACATGATTTCATATTTATCTACTCTCGTTAGAAAATACGAAGCTGAAGACAGACCTGCTCGCGCAGAAAAAAGAGCTAAAGACATGGAGATTCTTAGCAACATCAAAGAAGCTTCATGGTTTATCGAAAATCGCAGTTATGCCGTATATTCTACAAATTATGATTCAAGTGATTTAAGCGAATTAATGGCGAACCGAAATGAAATGAATTTATATGAGCGTATACATAAATACGTCAAAGAACATTGATAGAAAAAAAAAGGGGGGGCGAAATGTATGTATAAATATAATCAATCTGAATTTGAATCCATGATGGATGAATTAATGCATGATTTCAAGAAAGGCTGTGGAAAATCTGACGCCGAACTTGATGTAGCTTACAAAATCTTAAATCCCTCTCCTGTCGGCGGGTTTGTTGACAGCCTCGTTAAAATGGATAAAGATTATAGCACGAATCTATGGGAGATCAAGCGAAAACAGATCAAAAGTTTTATACCTGAATGCGACGGATACCAGTTAGACGACATCGTGGCCTATTGCCGTGCGAAATTCTTTAAAGAAGAAGTCGATCGTATCATATATGATAATTCTATCGCTGAAGAATGCGATGTTTGTGTATATGCGGACGGTACTATATTAAGTCCGGAATGGCCATATTTATGTGCAAAAGTATATGTGAGCATTAAATGGATTGACGAAGGTAAAACCAGTTATACCCGTATTTTTCCATCCGCGGTAGGATTCATGTCTTACAAAACAAAAGGATTTATGGAAGATGATCTGAAACAAAAAGAAAATATGTCCACCACGGAAATGCGTGAACACTTAAAGATATCCCGAGCAGAATTCTCAAGGAGGTACAACATACCGATTAGAACGCTCGAGAACTGGGAATCCGGAAAGAGCAAATGCCCGGATTATGTGAGACAGTTGTTAGAGCGAGCTGTCTTGGAAGATTGCGAAGTGAAATAGGAAGCGTGTAAAATGATTAAGAGAGTAAAACTTGAAACCATTTACAAAATGGCTAAAGAAGATAACGAGGAAATAAAAGCTCGTAAACTTTTCCCGGACGGATGGGATGAAAAAGTCTACGATTATTATAACAAATTGTCGAAAGATTCATACGACGTTGAAATGTTCATGGGATTTCTGGGTGGTGAAGATTCACCGCTAGAAATGGCGTACGCATACAGGAGAAACATGTATATCATGCTGTACACAATGAACGCAACAGATACGATAGCATTTGTGGATGGTGAATATGATATATTCTACATCGTATCAAAAGACGGCGACGATTATAACAGCTGGGAGTGGTGTTTCACAAACAATATTGACCCGATCAAATATAGGGGCGACGACGGAGACGAACCGGTCCCGGAATGGCTCATAAAAAAATACGAAGAACAAATAAAACCAGAATAAAAATAAGCCCCTGGGAGATAGTCCCGGGGACTTTTTGTCGTATCAACACACTTTAATTATTTTATTATTCACCCGGCGGCTCAATCGTTTCGCCGTGGATATACTCACATTCATCTGTTCAGCACAGTATTCAAGAGTGTGTTCCTGACATCTCAGCCGGAACAATCTTTCTTCGTCCGGTGTGAAATTACACTCTAACAAGAACCTGTCTATATCTTTCTTAGTGAGCACATATAATTTCATGAGCATACCCCTTATTAATGCAATTAACGCTGATTCTGTGCAAGATACTCCGTGAGCTTCTGCTTTGTTTTTTTCAACTCCTCGACGTTGTTTCCGCTGATCTGACTGTCTAGCATGGTTGATAACACTTCCAGAATTAATGAATCTCGTTCTGCGATTCTCCGAAGACTTTCATAATCTCGTCTATCATGTTCTTCCAGTGTCTCTACTCGCTTATTAAGTCGGAATGCCGGGGTAATCCATTTAAAGATTACGGCTGCCGCACCTCCGACAATAGACACCCCTCCGCAGATAGAGAGGAAAATCTGTACAAATTCTGATATGCTCATTTAGTTACTCCTTCTCCCAGTAATATACCGGGATCTCATTACCGCTATCCCATGTATCGAAATATTTTCCCTCTTGCACTGTCACTACATGACCATCTATGCAGAGAATGTATGTACCTGTCGGATGGTCTGTACAGAAGTCGTTGACTGTATAGATATATTGTTCTGACTGTTCAATCAGTTTGCGTCTGTACCCATGTTTATAGAGGTACGCACCCCAGACATAGTTTGCACTCGGCATATCTGACAGAGTGCACGCCTGTATCATTAATCCGGCGAATACCGTTTCCCAGTCCTGCCCGGTCGCTTTGCATATTGCCCGGACAACGCAATCTCCGGTTCTCTTACCCTTAACAGGATTTGGATTGAAATATTCCCATCTGTCCATCAGTCAATCCCCTTTGCTGTCTTATATCGTTTTGCCGCTCCTCTGGCTTTTGCGGCGTTCTGGCGGTTCCACTTCGCTATCATGAGTCGGTCTTGCAATTCCCTTAAGCCGTTCTGCTTACAGTAATCTTTGTATGCAGCATTTTGTTTCTGCAAAAGATAAGACTTCCGGTCAAGGTCTTGTTGGAGTGCGAATTTCGCCTTTTCATTTGGTGCATTGTCAACTCCTGCTTGCAGTCCAAGAACCTCTCTCTTCGTTTTGCGGATTCTTCGCTCATAAGTGCGTTGCCGCTGTTCCTTTTCGTACTGTTTGCCTTTGTCAGCTTTATCCTGTGCTGATAGTTCTACATAGGGATTGAATTCTCCGTCACTGGCTCCGAAACTATGCCGACAGTTGACCCCTGACAGTCCACTTGCTGTTCCATATCCGGTCAATGAGAACGGTGGAAATTTCTTACTCTTGCCAGAACGAGAGTATATCTTGCCTTGCCACCATGAGTGGTTTCCGGGATTCTCACCGCCGTCACCTGTTCTAGCTCCCATGTGAGCACTGACCAGAACTAAATCCCAGTCCATTTCTTTCATGCGTTTTAGGGATATATCTCCGGTAGCCTGTGCCACGCCGGTTCTGACAGAACGTGCAACTGCTGTTTCAATCGTGTCTTTTCTGCCGGATGGATATGTGACGGTAACACCATCGCTCACAACGTTATTAACTGCCTCTTTAATGGCTTGCGTATATCCAACTGCCCCAGCCATCACATGATTATATGCAAGGTCGCATTGTTCGATATAGAGCCTCTGAGCGGCACTTGCAGTTGTCCGTGTGAAGTTCTTCCACTCACCCATGGTTGCAAGCATATTCCGCTCCATGAGTCTTATCATTGTCGGTGACTGTTCGAGCGGTACAGGGCTTAGTCCTGCCGCCTTATATATCTTATCATCATAGTTCATTGCAGTGATTCCGGCATCTTCAAACGCTTCAAGGAGTTCCTGCTGTTCGCGTTTAGTATATTTGGACAGTTCCGCTAGAATGTCCTCTAACAGTTCACCAGATTCTTGTAGTGTTCTGATTCTCCACGCATCAGCATTGGTCAGAATATAATCCTCACCCCTGCCGATTCTTGCCATCATCCTCGACACGATCTCAGAGATGATATACTGATGCAGTTCTTCTGCAATTTGTTCACTGCCCTCTGTAATTCTTCGTAAATATTCTGGACTAAGTATAGTATATCACCTCTTTCGTCAAAAGTCGTGGTGCATGTTTTTATTTTTATTGGTTGACTAAAGCCCTCTTTAGTGAATTATTCTAAATTTAGTGCTTCTCTAATTGCTTCCAGATCATCTGTAGTTAGCACTGGATAGTCTGCTGCAATATCTTCGAATACTTCTCCATTCTTAATGCGAATTTTAAACGCTCTTACCATGATTTTTAATTTGATTCCACTAATTGTTTTCATTACTCTTCTCCTCCTATAAAATCTGCTAACATCAAAATGATATCGTCTGATGTAGATTTGAGTTCACCTGTAGTTGTTTCTAAGTTACTGATTCTTTCTTCTGCTGTAGGTTCAGGCTCTGGATATACAGGATCATCTGCAAGATTCCACATCTGTGTAATCTCGGCTTCTGTTTCCGTCCAACTGGATTCGTAGTGTTTGCCAGTTTCTGCATCTGTTGGCATGTCTGTGTAGACCACAGGTTTATAACCTAATTCTATTAGCTTATCAGCGGACGGGTTATTTACCGTACATCCGTTCCATGTCACTGTTTTCGGCGCACTGTGCAACATTCCATTTTGTAATTTTGCGTACAATTTATCACCTCCTCGTTAATCCGAAGTATGGATTTTTATCTTTTCCAATGTTTACTTTTACTGTTATGGTATCTGGTTTTAATATGACTGTTCCGTTGCCTGCTATCGTTGCCAGTCCAAGATTAGCGCCCCACTTGCTGTAGCAGACGATATAACTAATATCATACGCGTAATATGTTTTCGTGCTATCAACAGCGATATCTTGTACATACGTATTAGCTGCTTCACCATAAGCGTTCAAATCTATTAGATTATCATCTGTCTTTCGACTGCTTATAAGCATTCTACGCCTTATAAGCTGTGCTGTGCTGTGCTGTGCTGTGCTGTGCTGTGCTGTGCTGTCAGCATTGTATCATTGTCATTCATATCGTCAACCTCTCCTTCAGGCTCGCACTCCTATAACTTTTAAATGTGTTCCTTTTCCGATGACTTTTATGTAGCTTCCTATGCATATGCTTTCTATGTATTCTGTTGAATTTTTAACATCAAAATTATCATCTAGGTCAAAAGCACCATAAGTACCATTGTTTACCATCATCGTATCGCAAACAGATCCTGCATTAAATGACAGAAAAGAACTAGCCATAAAGATCTTTCCATTAATCTGCTCAAATCTAATACATGCTTTTCGATATTTGTCTGTATTTTTAGCAGATTTCGAAAGTATGCCCACACTTTTACCCCACGCATTGCTTTTGGCAAAATTTATTTTAATTAGAACTTCATTATCTTTGTTGTCCTCGCAAGGTGTGTTTTTTAAAAAGACTATGCATTCTTTTAATTTAAATGGTTCACCATTTACATCAGTATCACAACAAAATTCAACGGTGTCTTCCGTTGTTGTATAATCAATTATCGTTTCCCATTTCTTCATTTCTTCTACCTCCTGTGCCATCTGCATCATCATTCGCCGTCTTAGCATATCTCCACGGCATTCTCAGAAATTTCAGACTTGACACAGGATTTAGAGTCAATTAAGCTCTGTCTGTCTGTCTGTCTGTCTGTCTGTCTGTCTGTCTGTCTGTTAGGATTTTATTCTCATTCATCTTTCTGTCAACCTCCTTATCTCGCCATTATCTTTATTTTGCTACCAACACCGAGTTTGGCATACGATATAATGTCCATCTTTTTTACATTGGAGAGTACTGTTTCTGTCCCCTCATACATAGCAGTTGAGCTCAGCGAAGTGTTATTTGACGCTTTTACATCAAACAGATTAATGATGTTTCCGAGGATGATATGAAAAACGCATCTATAATAACCAGATTTGGGTATTCCTGCCGTTGATTGAACAGACACCTTAGCTCCATTAACATCTGTCAATTCAGCTTTGATATAACCACTTGTTGTCTGGGTTTCATTTGCATTATACATTGTATAAACCGCAAACTCACGGTAATTACATTCTTGTTCTATAGTATAGCTTGGGTTCATAATTTCTTCTGTAGTAACTACATCTGCTATAGTAGTCCATTCTTTCATTTCGTTTTCCTCCTGTCCATTCATAAGCATTATTCTCCGACGGCTCATATCGTCACCGCCGTTCTTGACAGGAGTAAGGCAGTTAGATTACAATCGCCTTGACTGACTGACAAGATTGTGTGTTAATTTATGTTTCATGTCAATTACCTCCTTACCACGCTATCCATGCGTATGAAAATCCGCCAAACCAAGCATATGTACTATCCGAATAATCTGCGAGTTCCATCGTTACTCCGGTTTCTATAAAAGATATCTTTGGATTTTTTCCAGCATATTTCTCATCTATATAGGCATTACATGTCCAACCGCCTTTACCGGTTGGATATGTATTAACATTTGCTACATAATCATCTTTTGTAGCTGTTGCATTGATAAAAAGTGCGCCGAATTTTCCACTTGCAATATCTACTTTTAGTGGCATTATAGCAAAATGAGTACATCCAGGGCATTTAAAAGATACTGCTTCTGTTGGACGTTCATCGAATGTAATTACTCCACTGTAAGTGATTACTCTGCATTCATTATTAAATAACATCCTCCTGCTCATCAGCTCACCGCCCAACTCTGGTACGCCAGACATCCTTCAAGGATGCTGATCTCGTACACTTTATTTTTATCGACAGTAAATCCGTCTGGAACTGATACATTCGCAGGATGTACAATCTCTGTCGCTGTAGCGCCACTTCTGAAAACGAAATGATATTCGTTAGCTATACTCGTGTCTGATGGTGTCACAAGGGTGTATGTGAGACTTGACATTTCTGGAAAAATGTACAGCTTGTTTGGGTCGAGTTCGGAGGTTGTATCCGAAGATGTCTTCTCTATTCGGACAGGTACACCAGACGTGCCGTCCAGACCGTCATTTCCGGTTACCTTTCCGACGTCAACCTCTGTGCCGTCGCTGTAGTCAATCTGCAAATGTCCGTCTGTTTTAATCGTTACAGATGTGATTCCGCGACCGTCTTTGCCGGGTTCGCCCGCTGGACCCTGTTCGCCCTGAGCGCCGGCTTCTCCCTTCTCGCCTTGTATACCGGGTTCGCCTTGTGGTCCGGTGGGGCCTTGTAACCCTTGAATTCCCTGTTCACCTTTCTCACCCTGTTCTCCTTTAGGACCCGGTTCGCCTTGTGGGCCAGCCGGACCCACTGGTCCTTGGATTCCCTGAATTCCCTGAGCACCTGTCGCTCCAGGCTCGCCCTTAGGACCTGGGATACCCTGTTCGCCTTGCGCTCCTGTAATCTCTGCCAGGGTGACAAGATCATTCCACGTTTCGTCTCCTGTATAGTGCCATTGGATTGCTGTTGCTGATTTCCGCAGTTCGATCTCTCTTGCGTCTGCTCCGCCGCCAGAACCGTCTCTGATGATTACTCTGGACAATTCTGTTTCCCCGGACAGCAGCCTGAGGACATTATTCTTATAATCCAGGGTGTCCGCCTTTTCGTCTGCAATCTGATTAATCGCCGACATGATGTTTTCCAATGTTGTCTCTCCAGTACCACCGACAGCTTCTGGCCTTGGGCGTGCTTTGACCGGAATTTTGATGCGGTACTCGGTATTTCCGGAATTTTCATCTGTTAAAAAGATGAATGCGTAGACATTATAATTCTGTTTAGCGTTTTCATTCTCCAGCATGGAATCCGGTATGGAAACGTCAGTTATTCTATCTTTCGTAATTCCGATACGCGTCACTGAGCTTCCGTAGGTTTCGTTCAACGAAAAATGTATTTCTACGGTCTTTGGCATGTTTAGCCCGGCAATTCGAAGGATTTGCCCGTAGTCGTACTGCCACAGACCCACGACGTTGGTATATTTTGTTCCGGTATCAAAAATTGCCGTTGTAATGTTATTCATGATCTATTTACTCCTCTCCGAACAATGTTGGCTCGTCTGGCTGAGCTTCTTCGACCATTGCTTTCGCATCTTCCTCGGTCATTCCTTCAAACTTCACGAAATACAACCATGCCGGAACCTTGCCAGTGGTCACATACTGCCACCATCTTGCGCGGTCGTTTTCTCTGACATAGAGGATGTCTCCGAAATCATAATTAACTTCATAGGCTCCGACAGGTGCAAGTCCGTACAGGTCAGCGTAAACGTTCAGTGCATAGATTACTTCGTTCAGACAGGATTCCAATTTGTCTCGAACGTCTTTAATAAACTGTACCGTCCTCTGCTGTTCTGCTTCTACTCCCGTAGCCGTCTGAATGCCGCTAGATTCGTTAAAAACAAAATATCCGTTAGAGAATCCAATCTTGTACCCCAACTGGCTTAAAAGAGCATTTATGCCGCTTATACGGGTATCTGTGTTGAGTTGTGGATTAATTTCTTGATAGAACTCTTTCTCATCCTGTCCGAATACATTCTTGACAAAGTGCGGTAAGTTCATTTCTTTTCGTCTGTTCTCCATACCCTGTGGTGACATGGCTGATACAGGTGTACCACTTGGCATCAGCAGTCTATCATCTGCCAGAACAATTTTTTGAGAATCAAAAATTTCTCCGGCATTTCTGCTGTATGCAATGTCGAGGTCTTTCAGTTCCTCAATAGCTTCTGCAAATATTGGAAGTCCAAGTGGGGTACTGATGTCCACATTGTTCGCCTGTGGTGTCCGCAGTACTCCGTACAATGGCCCATCCAGCTTTTCTCCGTTTGCCTTTAGAATCGGCGGTGTATCTGCCATGAGGTCAGCCCATTTAGTCTGTTTAAGGTCGATTCTATCTCCGATGCTCTGAGGAGATTTTGACACATAGGCTCTATTAGAAACGTAGTACGGATAGGTCGTCACGCCGTCCACGGTGGTCTCAGCAAAACGATGATATTCAAGCCGTGTATAGTATTTCCGTCCAACAGTATAGGAATCCTTGAATATAATCCCTTCGATTTCCTGATTGTCGTAATCCACAATCATCACATCCGCCGGAGTAAATACGTCAAGTCCTTCTCCATTTGGCTTGATAAATACCGTTCCATAAGCACAGCCGTATTCTACCCAGTGACGGATTTGGAAATATACTTTATTAATCTGCTCCTGTAGCCATGTAGCCCTTGCGGAACCGTCTATCTGAATACCAATCGCCAGTGTTGCGAGTCGGGCTGTCTCTGAGCAGACAGATTTTGCAAAATTGATCGTCTTGATATTATTCTTATCATCTAGCCAGTATGGAACGCCTCGATATATGTTCGCGCATTTATTAATCAGTGATTCCATCTCTGGAAATTCCGCTGTCTGGATGTTAAAATCCTCTTCGGCTTGTTTTTTGAATATCATGTTAAACCACCTTTTTAGTGTTGTTATAAGTCCCATTATGCACTCACGCCCCAGTATTTTATCTCACCCTGCCTACGTGCTTCTGCTGCTTCTTCAAGCGTGTCATGCCTGCCTAGATCAACTTTTTTATTATTCACATAGATTATTGCTCTATATTTCCCTCTGTCCATGGAAACGCCAGTAACACCAGTTGAATTTATTTTTTCCATTCTTTTGTTTCTTGCTTGCTGAGTCCATGTTGCCCATCTGCAATTTTCTGGCGAATAGTCCGAATTTGTGTCTGTTCTATCAATACTCAAATTATCAGCATATCCATTTTCTAATGCCCATAGAACAAACGCTTCTGAACTTTTATTCCATTCTTTGCAAACCTTTATTCCTCTTCCGCCGTAATCCTCATAGTCTTTGTCATTAGGATTATTGCATCTCTGGCGAATCCCTTGCCATATTTTATATATTCGTCTATATTTTAGACTATATCCCCTTTTAAGCATTGGTCCCTCTTCTCCTCCATAATGATTCTGTCGCGTATCTACAGGCATCGACTAAATGGTTGTTCTCGTCAGGATATCCACTTATAACGTTTCCATCTTTGTCTCTTTCATATTCGTACTCCGAAAACTCTTTGTAAGCGTTAGGTGTTCTCTTAGGGTCAATAACAATAGTTCTTGTCTGAAGCCATTTCATAGAATACTCCACACTTCCAGGCCCTTTTATTGCACCCCTTGCTGGAAGTCCAAAGTCTCTATAATCATTGATTGATTTAGGTTCCGCAGAATCGCAAGTAATAGTATAATCATCATATTTTCTTTTTAGAATCTCGTCTGCTGATTTCCTATTACTCCATTTATTTTCGTAAATTTCATCAATGAGATATATCTTTTCAGTGTTATGATTGTAATACAAACGGATAAAAGCATACGGGTCAGGGAAAAATCCCCAGTCACACCCCTGAAATATTTTGTCCATGTGGCTGATTTCTTCGCCTGTAATATCTCTAATCTCCAGATATTCGAATACGTTTCCGCCGTCACCATTCGGGACACCCAGGTATTCATGCTCATAGGCTTCTGGATTGATTTCTTTCAGATGTGCTGCATCGTCAATAAACTTCTGTCCAAGCCACTCCGCCGGGGCTTCCAGATAGCTCGAATGATGAATAACTCTTTTCGGGTTAGGTGTGAGCTTAATCCTGTTTACCCAGTTTGATTTTGATTTTGGTGGGTTATATGATGAAAAATCATAGGATTCATCGCCACCACGAAGTACTGACTGATTAACAGAACGTTCCTGAGCGTCTCCCTTCATTTGATCTTTTTCCTCTTTCCAGAGGATTCCGATATACCCAAACTCCGGCTTAATGGATTTCAGTTTGGTTTCATCGTCCAGACCACGGAAGTATATTGTCTGTCCAGTCTTAATGTACTTGATCTCAAGTGGCGACACCTTACATTCAAATTCTTCCATCAGTCCCAGTTCGTTGATAGCCCACTTCATGTTAGCATATACAGAATCTTTCAGAGTACCGGCCACCTGTCTCGTAATGCAGGCGTGCATCTGAGGATTATTCTTGATAAGTTCAACAATCTTAAAAGCTACGAATGAAGATTTTAGACCACCTCGACCACCCTCGAATACATATTCGATATTAGGCTTGATTTGTCGGTTAATATCCACGAATGCCTTGCCAAGTACTCTGGCAGGAAGTTCGTATTTGCTTTCGTCTGATTTTGAAACAGCTACCAACTGTTCCCATTTATCCACTGCTTGCATATTTCCTTTGATAGCTTTATCGTATACAGCAGCTACAATGCAGGCATTGTTATTTGCATCCTCATCAGATATTCCCATCTTTGTGAGTTTCTTTTTTGCGGCAGTCGGCGCAGGATTCTCAGCTATCATTTTTGCTAATTCAGAAAGGGTTTTCTTTTGACGACGAGACTGACCAGAAGCAATGCCGCCTTTTTGACCGTTTTTCACTGCTTCCTCACTGCTTCGACCAGGTTTAAAAGGTTTTAAATTTTCCTCGTTTGCCATCCTATCAACATCCAATCATATCCTTTCTGAATTTCTAAATTAAAACGCCCTAGCATAGTTATAGTTATATATACTATAATACCATACTAGGGTGCACATAGCTCTCTACCACTTTTATAAATTTTTAAGTTTTTTTAAAGTCTGCCAATCAATTTGGCTAAATGATAATATTCCGCCATGACCTTGCGTTTGTAGCCATAGAAGTCATTCTCCGTTGCAGGAACCGTTCTGATCTTTTCCATTGTTCGATAGCCGATACTGTTCACAATACTGTCATAGATTTGCGATTCAATGCCGGGTGCATATTTGATAGATACCTGCAATAGATTGTATTTGTCGCTCTCACTAAGATTCCGCAAGTGGCTTCGTAATGTCGGTATATCATCCGGCGGCACTCCGTAATCAATCAGTGTTGCCTTTCTTAACTTCATTTATTTCACTCTCTTCATTTAAGCTCCAGTCACATGGTATGCCTTGAAAACATTCTGGACAGCGTTCGTAGAATCCACAACCTTTGCAATCCGCTGGCTGTCCAGTGCAATATTGTTGTAATACGTGGTATGCTGATATAGCAAGGTTTGGCGTTATGTCTGGTGTAGGTTTGTCTGGCATAGCTATCACTCCTCTCGTTTTTACTAATTTTGAATAAATATCCCGTCTTTATCTATGCCTGTTATCTCAATGTTTACATAGACTGATTCTTTTGAATAAGATTTTATTTTATAAGAATCAACATTCAAATTTAATATTCTTTTTTCTATGTCCTGTGGAAGTTTCATCCATGCAATTTTACCATCATCGTACGCATAGATACGGAAATTCAAAACTTGGTTAATGCATATATCTACCGCAGACCCTTCTATTTTTGTTGCCTTTATCACATCTTTTACTTTCATTTCTTCATCTCCTCCAACTTCTTCTCAGCTTCTTCATGGGTGAGGAATACTGTTTCTCCAAAAGATTCTTTGTGAAATATGATGTCAGATGTTGAAATTTCGATTGCTGTGCTTAAAATTTTTATTGATTTTACTTTTCTCCTGCAAATATTTTCTCCGTCGATGATAAAAACTAAATCTCCGACTTTACACGGTAATCTCACAAACAAGCCCTGTTCTTCTGCTCGTTCATATTCTCCTAACTTATCAGCCACTGCATTTAATACCGGGCATTCATCCGTTCCGCAGAAACCCCCATCATAAGGACAGCTACTTGCACACTGTTTTATATATGTTTCACCTGTTACGGAATCTTCCGTTAATCTCTTCATCTATTCGCCTCCTGTAATTTTGCTAATACAAGTGTTCCAACCTCGAATCCATGCAAGACTAAGTTTACTTCTCTAATATTCCTCTTCTTTCTCCTCCGGTAGTGGCTTCAATGGACACCATTCAGGTCTTGATTTACTTTCACAATCATAATGTTCTTCTGTCATCAGAATTACATCATAATCTAAACAATCAGCTAATTCACAACGTCCCTCATATTCAAGATTTCCACAATATTCAGTTCCAAACGGGCAGTCATAACAATTTTCTGGTGTATCAATCACTAATACTGATTTACTCATTCCGGCACCTCCTGTAATAATTCTTTATTGTCGAAAATATTTCCAACTGGTATAGCGTCTACCATGTTAATCCAATACCCTAAATCTTTTCTAAGGCATTTGTCTCCCGTCCAATCTACATAGAATCCGAGATGTTCTGTTTTCTGAGAATCAAAACAATTTTGATAATATCCATATTTGATTGGAGCATAGATTTCTCCGAAATGATATTTGATAATATCATTTTCCCAAATCTTATTTCCATTCTTGTCGCAAAGTCCTGTGAACTGGCAGATGGTTTCTGGATTAATAGGTGGTGCGTATAAAGCACCTGATTCAACTGGTCGCATTCGATATTCAAATAAGCTTGACCGTGAATGGTCTATTACCAAACACCCCTCAGCCCATTTACCATTATCAATCCGCTTTGCCTTAAAAAGAATTTCTCTCATTCAACTCCACCATCTTTCACGATTTCGATTGCTTCTGTAAGATTAATCATTTGAACATGCTCTTTTCCTTGTTCATCAAACTCGTAATAATCACTTGCTTTATCTAATTGCTTTACGACTTTGTCCACATAAAAAGCTGTTGGCTGTTCATCAATAACCTGTCCTAATGTCTTCTTACCTGTTGTATAATCTCTGCACAATGCGTGAATCAATTTATCAGCATCAATCAACCTCATAATCTTTACGCTCCTCCGCATATTCATAGCCGTCCATATCGTCACATCTGCACTGGCAGGAATCCTGTTTAGTACAGCAGATGCAACACTGTGTTTCACCGTCCGGGCAGTATAATTTACAATATCCAATTTAGCCCTCCTGTTTCTTAAAATCCATCTTCAAATCGTAGACAAACTGGCAAAGTTTCTCTGCAACCTCATCCGCATTCTCTACATTTGCAAGCTGTCTAACATACTGCTTACCGCAGATAACACAAGTCAGCTTTCTGATTGTTTCCCAGACCTGCCATGAGATAATGGTGGAATCAAAAGCATCTGCCATAAAAGAATATCTTCCATTTCCATTCTCATCTCTGAACCATTTTTTCCTTGGTGCCTTTAATGTGGTTGCGACATCTTCTCTGATAAGACACCCTTTGTATTTTTCATCCATACGTTTTTCCAGTTCGTCCAGAAGTTCTTTCTTTTCCTGCTCTGTCATTACGTCCTCACTTTCCATATCTTTTCAAAACTTTTACAACTGCATTAATATGTTCTGACAGTGTATCTAAATCTTCGTCTTTAATTACTCTCAGCCCACGGCTCGACTTAAAATCTTCAATGGCATATACACCATCTCTGATCTCCTTGAATTTCTTTGCCATTTCACTTTCTTTTATGGCTTCGGAATCATATTTATAAAATGTCTCATATCTATCGTGTTCTCCGAACTTGTCGGTTTCGATTTTGGTTTATTTAGGAGTTATGCGAATGATCTTTGCCGGATACACCATGACGTGTCTAAAACTTATTCCCCATCCACACCGTACTTCCCTTGCAACTCCAACCACATCTCCGACTTTTAAATCATCTTTATTTATCGGGTTTAATTTTGCTATTACCATCCTCTTGTTATCCTCACTTTCCTCATGTAAGCAACTGGCACGCTATTGCGCAGTCATCCATGATTAATTTATCCAAATGCTACCTGTCCGTTATTCTGCAAATAAATCACCAGCGCAGCTTTACGCTCCATATCTCTTAATTAACTCCTTATAATCATCACAAATCTGAATGTGATGCTTCTTTTCCAGATTATCAACCATTTCAGACAATGATGTTTTTCCAGAATTAATATCATTGATGTAGTTATTAATTCTTTTTACTGACTTCATGTAACGTTTCCATCCCCATCCATGCAATTCGTGCATTACATAAAACAAGATCACAAAATTCAGCACGTCAGACCAGTTCTTTCCATCCTCGAACCCATCATCAAAGGCTTTCAGTTCCATCTCTTTTAACTCTTTCTGGCAGTTCTGGATAGACTGTGCAAACATATGAGATTGTTTATTTGTATATGGAATGAATGCTTTCTTTTTCTGCTTGATTTTTAGGCTTCCCATCCAACAGCCCTCCTTATCTTCTGAGTCAGAATGTCAAACTGTAAGAATAATTCCCTGCCCTTACATTTCCTTGTTTTTATGTCACAGTCATAATCATTTATCTGATATTTCCCTTCTAACAGGTCGCCATTATCCAGATATCTTTGAAAGACGCCTTTAGAAATCCCGAACCGTTCCAAAATTTCTATTCTGCTCATACTGTCGACGAATGTACCATCTGCTGTAACAATGTCATAAAGTTTCATTTTATCTCCTTGCTTATCTTTCTTATTCCGTACCCAACCGGAGTATATGCTCTGTCAGTGCTGGGGTGGTTTGTCTTGAGCAAACCATCATCAACCAGATTATTGATATGTTTCCAGACCGTAGCTCTCCCGGCATCCACCCTTTCAGAAATCTCTGTAATTGACGGTGCATATCCAACCAGTTTGATATAACTGATGATATACATATAAATTTCTTTTCTGAGAGCCTGTCCCTGCTCATATCTGTTCTTTGTGTTGTGCATTCTTTATCAATCCTCTCTGTTTAGAATCTAATAGCTTATTAAAAGCAACTAGACAATTCTTAATAAACTGTTTATCATTATTATCAGGGCACATTTCCGCATACTCTCCAAGTTCTATCAGACGATCAGTGGCCTGCCTGGAATATTCGTCTGTAAGTTCAACTAAATAGAAATCTTTTATAGCTTTCCAGAATTCAGTCATGAATTTTTGAATATACGGAATATCCTTTGCTTCTACTTTTATTTTTACCGTCTCCTTTGAATATTGTATACAATATACCTGTCTCTTATACACATCTCCGAGCCCACGAGACGCT